CGAAGGAGCATGCCTGATGCCCGCGCTCACCAATCGACCAACTCTCGACCACATCCGGACCATGCCCCTCGGCGAGATCGTCACCTTGCCCGTCGAACACCTGGCGCTGCTGCAGGAAGATGCCAGCGAAGCCGTGAAGGCTGCCAAGCGGCAGCAGGACTGGATCGAATCCGCCATTACCCTGCGCTACGAACAGCGCGCCATTGCCGCCCGCGGCAGCGCCGGCAGGGACACCGGCACCGTTCGCTTCCTCGACGACGGCGTCGAGATCGTCGCCGACCTGCCGAAGAAGGTCGAATGGGACCAGGACCGCTTGGCCGCCCTGGTGGAGCAGATCCGCGCCAGCGGCGAGAACCCCAGCGACTACGTGGTCATCGACATAAAGGTGCCGGAACGCGCCTACACCTCCTGGCCCGAGCGCATCCGCAAGGCCTTCCAGCCGGCACGCACCGTCCATACCGGACGGCAGACGTTCAAGCTGACGCTCAAGCCGGGAGCGGTGTGATGGCACTGCGCATCATCACCGCGGACGAACGCCTGGCCGAAGCGCGCGGTATCAAGGCCTGCATCTTCGGCAAGAGCGGCATCGGCAAGACCTCCCTGCTTTGGACGCTGCCCGCCGAGACGACCCTGTTCGTCGACATGGAAGCCGGCGACCTCGCCGTCGACGGTTGGCCCGGCGCTAGCGTCCGTCCGCGCACCTGGCAGGAATGCCGGGATTTTGCCGCGTTCATTGGCGGTCCCAATCCGGCCCTGCGTGATGACCAGCCATATTCGCCGGCCCATCACGCTTCCGTCGTCGAGCATCTCGGTGACCCCGCCGCATACGAGCGGTTCGAGACGATCTTCGTCGACAGTATCACGGTCGCCGGCCGGCTGTGCTTCCAATGGTGCCGCGGCCAACCCGAAGCGTTCTCCGAGAAGACCGGCAAGCCGGACATTCGTGGCGCGTACGGCCTGCACGGCCGCGAGATGATCGGCTGGCTCACCCATCTGCAGCACACCCGCGGCAAGAACGTCATCTTCGTGGGCATCCTCGACGAGAAACTCGACGACTTCAATCGCCGCGTCTTCGCCCCACAGATCGACGGCAGCAAGACCGGTCTCGAACTACCCGGCATCGTCGATCAGGTCATCACCATGGCCGAGATCAAGGCCCAGGACGGCGCCGCCTCGCGCGCCTTCGTCTGCCAGACGATCAATCCGTGGGGCTTCCCAGCGAAGGACCGCAGCGGCCGGCTCGAGCTTATCGAAGAACCGCATCTCGCACGCCTGTTCAGCAAGATCCGCGGTCCCGCCCGTCCGATCACGGAGCGGCTTTCTTACGCACTGCCCGCGGCAACCACCGCTGAGCCGTCCTCCACCCAAGCCGCCTAACAGAAGGAACACCTGCATGTCCGCATGGACCGACTACAACGACGCCAAGCAGAACCCCAACTTGATTCCCAAGGGCACCATCGCGCGTGTCCACCTGTCCATCCGCCCCGGCGGCTTCGACGATGCCAGCCAGGGCTGGACCGGCGGCTATGCCACCCGTGCCAGCAGCGGCGCGGTCTATCTGAACGGTGAGTTCACCGTCGTGGATGGCCCGTACGCGCGGCGCAAGATCTTCACCCTGATCGGTCTCTACAGCCCGAAGGGGCCGGACTGGGCGAACATGGGCCGCAGCCTGATCCGCGGCATGCTGAATTCGGCGCGCGGCATTTTCGACAAGGATAACTCGCCGCAGGCGCAGGCGGCGCGCCGTATTGCCGGCTTCGCCGACCTGGACGGCATCGAATTCGTCGCCCGCATCGATATCGGCACGGACACCAATGGCGAGCCCAAGAACGAGATCCGCGCCGCGGTGACGCCTGATCACAAATCGTACGCGCAGGCCATGGGTCAGCACACGGTGCCGACCGGCGCGGCGCCGGCTTATGCCCCGCCAGTGGCCGCGGCTTCTCCGGCACCGACCATCGCTCCGTCTTCCGCTGCGCCTGCGCCGGCCGCCGGTGCCGACCTGCGACCCAGCTGGGCGCGCTGAGGGGAGGATCGCAGAACATGATGCTACGCCCGCGCCAAACCCTGTTCGTCGAGCGCTGCCTGGCGGCGCTCGACAGCCACACCAACACGCTGGGTGTCGCCCCGACGGGTGCTGGGAAGACGATCATGCTCTCGGCCGTCGTCAGCAAGCGCCTCGATCGTACTCGCGCCAAGGCGGCGGTGCTGGCCCATCGCGATGAACTGACCGCACAGAACCAGGCAAAATTTCATCGCGTCGCGCCGGGTATCGCGACCTCGGTGGTGGATGCCGGGCAAAAATCCTGGGCCGGCCAGGTGACGTTCGCCATGGTGCCGACGCTGACGCGGGCGGCCAACCTGGATGCCATGCCGGCCCTTGACCTGCTGGTCATCGATGAGGCGCACCATGCCATCGCCGACAGCTACCGCCGGGTTGTTGATCGGGCCCTGTGGCGTAACCCCGCCTGCCGGATCTACGGGGTCACCGCCACGCCGAATCGCGGCGACAAGCGCGGCCTGCGCGATGTCTTCTCCAACGTCGCCGATCAGATCCGGCTGGGTGAGCTGATCGCGGCCGGGCACCTGATCGCGCCCAAGACATTCGTCATCGACGTCGGCGTCCGTGATGACCTGGCCAAGATCCGGACGGCCGGCGACGACTTCGACATGGAGGAGGTAGCGCGCGTCATGGACGTCGCGCCCGTCACCGAGGCCGTGCTTGGTCACTGGGAGGAGAAGGCTGGCGGCCGGCAAACGGTGGTATTCTGTTCCACCGTCGACCACGCAAGGCACGTCACCGAGGCGTTCCGTGCCGCCGGGATCACCGCCGTGCTGGTGACCGGCGAAATGCCCGAAGCGAACCGCCGGGCCGCGCTGGCGGATTACGCTGCCGGCCGTGCCCAGGTGGTGGTGAATGTCGCGGTTCTGACCGAGGGCTGGGACCACCCACCCACCTCCTGCGTCGTGCTGCTGCGGCCCAGCTCATTCAAAAGCACCATGATCCAGATGGTCGGCCGCGGCCTGCGCCCGGTGAACCCGCAGGAACACCCGGGCGTCATCAAGCGCGACTGCATCGTGCTGGATTTCGGCACCTCGTCCCTGCTGCACGGTTGCCTCGAGCAGGATGTCGATCTCGACGGTGCCCAGGGTGACGGGATGGCACCGAGCAAGACCTGTCCGTCCTGCGCCGCCGAGATCCCGCTCGCCGCCGAGGTCTGTCCGCTCTGCGGTCATGTGTTCGCCGATGCCGGTGGTGACGGTGACGGCGATCGGACGCCGCTCGCACATTTCCTGATGTCCGAACTCGACCTGCTGAAGCGGTCGAGCTTCCAGTGGTGCGACCTGTTCGGCGATGACGCCGCCCTCCTGGCCAACGGCTTCAACGGCTGGAGCGGCATCTTCTTCCTCAACGGCGCATGGCACGCGGTGGGCGGCGCACGGCTGCGGCATACCCAGCTGCTCGCCATCGGCGAACGCATGGTCTGTCTCGCGGCGGCTGACGACTGGCTGAATGATCACGAGACGGACGAGAGCGCGCACAAGTCCCGCGCCTGGCTGCGCCAGCCACCCACCGACAAGCAGCTGGCGCATCTGCCGCCGGAGTGCCGGCTCGACTACAGCCTGACCCGCTACAAGGCGTCCGCGCTGTTGACCTTCAAGTTCAATCGCCCGGCGATCCGTGCGCTGGTGATGAACGCCGCGCCCGCCGCGCTGGACCACGCGGCATGACCCATGCGCAATCCCGTTTCCCCTTGTGCCGTCTGTTCACGCTTATCGCGCGGCTATGGCTGGTGCGACATCTACAAGCGCAAGAATCCGCGCCCGTCGGTGCAGTTCTGCTCCATGTCCTGCCAGGACTTCTGGAGCGTCACCGCCAGGAGGTCCACCGCCATGGTTGATCTCACCGAACAAGAAACCGCCGCGGTGCGCGCCGCCATCAAACCCGTCGCCGAGATCATGAGCGAGATCGGCTGGACGACGCGCTTCCAGGATCTCACCGAGCAGCAGGTTGTCACCCTCGTCCGTGTCGCCGTCGGCGGCTTCCGCGACGCCATGCACGCCATCGCCAAAGGCCAACCCGCAGAGGAGATCCCGTTTTGACGTTGGATTTCAACAGCCGGTCGCAGACCGCCCAACACGTCAATGCCGCGATCGACGCCGGCATGACAGCCCGGCACGCTGACATGCCACCACGGTCCTACCTCGGTGGCTCACGCCTGGGCCATGCCTGCGAACGCGCCCTGCAATTCGAATTTTTCCAAGCGCCCAAAGATCCCGGTGCGGATTTCGACGGCCGGCTGCTGCGCATCTTCAGCATCGGCCATGCCCTGGAAGACGTCGCCGTCGACTGGCTGCGGACCGCCGGCTTCACACTCTACACGCGGCGCGGCGGCGACACTGACGGCCAACAATTCGGATTCAGTGTCGCCGGTGGGCGCATCCGCGGCCATGTCGACGGGGTGCTGGCCGACGGACCTGCCATTCCCGGCATGGCGTTTCCCGCGCTGTGGGAATGCAAGACCATGAACGCCAAGGCCTGGCGTGAGACCGCCAGCAAGGGTGTCGCCGCCGCCAAGCCGGTCTACGCGGCACAGATCGCCGTCTACCAGGCCTACATGGACGCTGCGATCCCCGGCGTCGCCGACAACCC